TGCAAACTTACTGACTATCTCATTATCCTTATTAGCTTGTATAAATTCAAAGATTTTTCCATCTAAATAACAAGCTAACATCTGCCAATTTACTCGTTTCTCATTACTTTTTTTAGTAATGTAGTCTTTCAATTTCTCAACAATCTCATTATTAGAATCTGCTGTACTTATCATACTTTGCAATTCTACTATTTGATTATTTGACATAGTTTTATTCTCCTTTCATATAATAATATAGTCATAAGATTTCATAAGTCAAGATAAGATATAAAATAAATCAAAAAAATTTTTTTCCACATCAGCTTCTCCTGAAGACTGCTGGGCAGAGAATCCAGCTCTTTCTAAAAACCCCACATTTTATTGAGCTTTTTACGAGGAAACGGGAACTTGAACCTGTGTGCCTGGGCATCCGACCAGTAGCCAGTGGTAGAATACACTAAAAACCCCTGTAAATGCTTGATTTTCTTAACGGGAAGTTCGCGGGCGCCCGCGAGATCCGACTACTATATATTGTGGTATCCGTCCCCGATTGCGATTACAACGGGAACGGGATTTTGTTTAATTTATGGATTGATCTGAAGACATGGCTCGAACTTCTCTAAACAGATTAGAGAACCGACCATGACCTTCTTTTAAGTCTGAGTCTTGTCGTTCTGGTTTGCCTAACTCATTATCGACAATATCAATGTGCGTCATGATTTGAGCAACCTCGCTACAAGTATTAATCATCAAGATTTCTTTCTTATCTGGATGTGCAGAAGGTAAAGGTGTTTCTTCAAGAGGAATGTTATCTTTTCCAGCTTTCACCATCCAAGCTTCAGATATAAAAGAATAGAATGTTGCACTAAAATCATGCAACATACCCCCAATGATACTACATGCCATGTCCTTTGATAAAGTGCCACCAAAGTTACAAGCAATCGTAATAACTTGTCTATCATGTTCTTTTCCATCTTCGAGTAGAACTCCCCCTTTACGACCCATCTCTAATAATTGGCGACCACGATTGGTAACCAAAGACTTTGAGTAAGGTATTAAGAAGAGTGCTGGTATCCCAGTTTTTTCTGTTTTCCTAAAATGATTAAAGCAATGCCTTGCAGTAAAGCAAGAATAACTATGCATATGATCTAGATTATGGAAAACAAATTGCTCATCTGGTTTGCCTTGTGTTGCAATCATTTCCACAGGAAATTCTTGCATGAACTTTTTCTTAAGTTCTTCTAGTTTTTTGTCATTCATATATGACTCCTTTCATCTACTAATATAATCTCCCATCAGGATAAGTCAATGCAAAAAATAAAATAAAAGACAGGTAATTGTGTACAAAAAAAACCCGCGGGCCCGGGAGCTGCAGATGCAGCCTAATAAACCAAATAAAAAAAATGCTTGTAACATAAAACGGGATAACGGGACCTTTCAATTTTAAACGGCAGCCCACTAAGAAACAGGAGCCACACATGTGAATGTATGATTTAATTAATGAGCTACCACGTATACATATAATCACTCCTTACCTGAAGTCAAGCACTTTCTTTCCAGCACCTGCTGCCTGGATCACCGGCCCAGCCTCCTGATGCTTTAATTATATACACAGGAACAACAACTTATTGTGTAACAAACGGGAACGGGAACTAGAAATGGTAGTAATGGTACAAGAAAGGTGAGCTCCAGAGAAGTGCCGGCGCCCGCGAATCCAGCTTCAGGTAAATATTAAAAAACCACAATATCTTGCGTATCAACGGGAACGGGATTACGGGATATAGTAATTACGGATCACCAGCGAAGCTGCCGGGCCCGCGTAGGATGGCCAGTAGTTCATTCCAATCGTATGGAGGATGGAGTTCTACAACGGGAAACGGGATTCCAGAACCGCGGACAACGGTACGACAATCGTAAACCTTTAAGACCGAACCTTTGAGGGGTCGGGCCAACACAAAAACATTTCCACCAACTCGAAGTCTCTCGTAAATCCAGGCTTTTTGAAACTTGGATAGCCGTAAGCTGTTTCCTTTTATTACCTTAAGTTCAAGCCAAAAATCTTTACCATCAACACACCCATTTACATCAGGTGTACCTACACCAACTCTATTTTCTATTCTTGTTAAGTGTACGTTTTTTAATCCCTTTTTTACGTCTTGCCATAACTTTGCCTCTGGTCCTTTTGCCATTCAGATCTCCGTTTATAAGCAGTTCAAGATAAGGTAAGAACCACTTGTTATCTTTGATAACTTGCACGAAAGCATTTGTCAAAACATTTACTGTAAGCTCTTCTTTTTTTTCATTATCAAGTGGACCACCTTCACCTGACATACCAGAAAAATCCAAAGCAGCATGCATAATTTCATGAAACAAAGTGTTTCCCTTCTCTACTGGCTGTAAATCTTTTTTAATTTTAATTGTTTTGGTTGCAGAGTCATACTCGCCCATCATTGACTTATCTTTGAAATCAATAAACTTGATATCAACACTATCATATCCAATTTTAATTTTTTTCTGTCTCAACTTTAACTTCTCCAATATGCGTACTGACGTACGAATGATTATTTATAAAATTAAGTACAGCAAGAAAATCGCTGAACCTATTTGTCTGTTGTGCCTTCGTCTTCAACGACTTCAGCTTCTGCTGATATCTCGATAACTTTTGTTTCTCCAAGCTCATCCCCAAGTTCCTTTATTGATTTTATTAAATCTTCTTTATTCATTGCTGATAAATTTTGTGTTTTGATTTCTTTTCTATCAATATAAAAACCTGCCGCCTGGCCAAGTCTAAATTCAGAATTAATTGCAGCTGCCATCTGGCCTTTGTCTTCTGCTTTTTTAGATAAACTATCTAATCTTTTAAGATGTCTCAAAAAATCTTTAAAATGAGCTACACCTTTTTCTCTCATCTCTTCAATAAAAGATACTACATGAGGATATTTTTCTGGGTTAGTCAACAGTGATCCCCACTTCTCGCAAGTTGGACCAGAATAACCAGCTTGCTTTGCAGCTTCTTTTTTTGTGATGTTGGGATAATTTGCAACATAAACTTCAGCAAAAGTTCTTTGCTTAGGTGTTAGATGCAAATGCGTTTTTTTATTATTCGGAATTGTTAAGCCAGCTCTACTCATTTATCTCTCCTATTAAGAATAAACCATGCAATAGCTGAACCAATAGCAATAGCTATTAAACCCATCAATAACATTCCCATTCCAAAAGCTGCTGACATTTTACGACTCCTATATAGATTATCTAAACTAAATATATATCATAATCAAGTTTAGGTCACCAGCCCTTTAGTAGTATGAAATTCTGTGTACTTTCTGTGTAGTACCATGAAAGAATAGTTGTTGGTATTAGTAGTTAATAGTTCTTTTTCTGTGTTTCTGTGTACTATTGAGGGTAAAGTTGTTTTGAGAGTACTCATACTTCAAAGTATCTATATAAGGACAGAAAAGTTTTACACATACAAGTTTCACGTGAAAAAAGAGATCAAACCTAAAACAAGAAAGGAACACCGGTGTGGTGTGGTGGAACCGGTGCTCCAATCTGTTTCTTATATTATAACTAACTATTTGGCAAGGGGTAGAAAATTGATCTAAAACTACCCCAAGCCGAAAGGAGCTTTTTCCAAAAAACTATGAAAAAAAGCAATTCGATCTTTACTTAATTTTATTCATAAGTCTACCAATTTCTTGATCTTTAATTAAAAGATCTGCTTGAAACTGTTCTTTTTCAATAGAATGGTTCTTTTTTAAGAGTTCAACTTCTGCCTTGAGCTCTTTTATCTCACGTTCAAGTCCTCTGATTTGATGAATAGGAGAATCTGCAGGTGCATCATATTCGTCTTTTGTTATTTCTTTCCACTCAGCCATTTTTCTCCATTACCATTTTAAATTGTCCATTTGATACAAACTTAAATCCATATGATTGCATTACGCTTCTGACAACTGGTGCATCAAACTTTTTCCAATCGTCAAATATAAACACAGCTCCTGGTGCAGCTCTTTCTGCAAAGAATACAGCTTCACGTATCACATCTGTAGTTTTGTGTGGACCATCAATATGGACCAGTGCATAATCATTTAACACGTAGTGTTTGTTATCGTAATAAAACTCACAGCCATAATAATATTTTTCCATAAATGAAAAATCAGTGAGTTGGTATAATTGAAATCTTGGTTCTTCTGCAAAATCTTTTTTGAATTCCATTAACATATCTTCATCATAATCACCCTTTTCTGGTTTTTTACTTTTATCGTAATGATGATAAATCAAATCACCATATGGATCTATGCCCACATGAAAATGTAATCCTGAGTAATTTGGTCGGATATAGTTCATAATTAATTTAGAACCTAATCCTTTTCTAACACCAACTTCCGCTGTTAGCATTACCTTACCTTTAAATCGTTTTGCTAATTGTTCTGCATGAGCAGATAATAAATCATAATCGCTGCTGTCGCCTTCTATTGTCATTTAAATATTTTTGCCTTTGTTTGAGGTATAAGATTTGTGGTTGAGTAAACTCGTACTCTCGCTTATTTTTAAGTTCGTAGAATTTGTCGGAAACATATTGAGGATTATAGTCTGCAAAAAGGCAAACATGTTGAAAGTCC